TCGGACGGACGGATGTTGGCGTTCCGTCTGGATGAGATACGGATAGAAGACCTCGACCGTGTGCGTCAAGACCCCGTGGTGCGTTCGTCGCTACGGTTGCTCAAACTCCCGATTCTCCGCGCGAAATGGCAGGTCTACTCCGAGGACCCTAAGATTGAAGCGTTGGTTCAAGAAATTCTTCGTCCCCACATGCGCCAGCTGTTATGGGCGTTGTGTACCGCGTTCGACTACGGCGTCGCGTTCATCGAGAAGGTGTGGCGTCGCGAACCCGTGCTGCGCGTGTCGCACACACGGTCAACCCAAGATGCGTCCGAGGTCTACACTTTTCGCGATGTGTGGACGATTGACCGCGTGGTGCATCTGGACCCGTCGCTGTGTTGGGCGTTAGTGTATCCGACGGGCGAGTTCGCGGGCGTGCGCCAACTCCAAGCGGGCGACATCATTCCCGAAGGGAAACTCATCCACTACGCCGTCGACGCCGAATTCAACGAAGTGTACGGCAACCCTGTCACGAAGCCGTGTATCCCATACTTCGAAGTCAAAGTCCGACTCTTGGAAGACCTCTCACGCTATTTCGCGACTTACGGGGTTCCGATTAAGAAGGGGTATGCCCCGCCGGGTCAGACGAGTGTGGGCACGGCGGAGAACGGGCAACCCGTGTTGGTGGACAATCTGGAGTATCTTGCGGAACAGTTAGACAATCTGACCAACGCGCACACCATCGTCTTGCCGAACATGGTGGATTCCGCGGGTCAGCGGATGTGGGAGGTGGAACTCGCGCCCCCGCCGGGAGCCGCGCCGTATGAGGCGTTCCTGAACTTTCTGGATGAACAGATGCGCCAAGCGATGGGCGTGCCCGCGCTGGCGTCTGTCCATCCCCAGATGGGTTCGTATGCGCTCGGACGATCGCAAATCGACTTGTTCATCCAGAACGAAGAAGCGTGGCTCCAGCAAATCCAAGAAGTGCTGAACCGACAGTTAATCCCCGACATCGTGCGGTTCAACTTCGGCTCCCGCGCACGACCGACACGAATCGAGATGACCATCGCGCGCGACGATACGGCGGCGTTGGTCGACGCGATGATTAGTCTGTTGGCGCACGGGCAGCCGTTGCAGACGGCGACGGGCGACACGATGTACGCCGATTGGCAACAACTCGCGCAGGAATTCAATCTCCCCGTCTTGACGCTCACGCGCGAGGAAATGATGCAACAGCAGATGGAAATGCAACAGATGCAGGCGCAGATGATGCCCCAAATGGGCAACGCGCCCGATGGGGCGATGGCTAGCCCCGCAGCGATGGGCGGGAACGCCCCCAGTGGGATGATGGGTAGCCCCGCGGCGATGGGCGGGAACGCCCCCGGTGGAATGATGGGTAGCCCCGATTCAGCGGGCGGTGTTGCGACCCCGCTTCCCGTTCGCGAACCCAGCGACGGGCGATCCGCGCCCCCGCTGGAACCCGAACCCACACAACCCGAACAGGCGACTGCGCCTGAACCCGAACAGAACCAGCCCGAACCTGAACCGCAATCCGAACCCGAACCGGGCGCACCGCGACGCCTACTCCCGCGCGTGCGAATCAACAACCCGAACCGGCAACAACCATGAGTGTCCCCGTGAATACCGTCTACGAGGGCGATGTCTTCGACCTGTTGCGTCAGTTGGAAGACCAATCCGTGGATATGGTCTTCTCCGACCCTGATTACAACATCGGCGTTCGGTACAACGGCAGGTCGTACAGACAACGCTGGGACGACTACATCGACTGGTACATTCGGCTCGCGCGTGAGAGTTTGCGCGTGCTGAAAGACGACGGGAACGCTTTTTTTTTGAACATGCCGAAACAGAACGCTTACTTGCGCGTGCGTTATCTCGACGACGCTTGCTACGATGTGCATGAGTATGTCTGGTGCTATTCGCCGAATGTGGGCTACACCCCCTATCGGTTAACCACGGCGCATCGCACGATTCTGCACGCGCGGAAGCAGACGCGCGTGCGCTGGTACAAAGATGCGATTGCGCAACCGTTCAAGAATGTCGGCGACAAGCGCGTGCGTAAGCGAATCGAGCAAGGTCAGGCGGGGTGCATGCCTTACGACTGGTTCTACTTCGATATAGTCAAAGCGGGTTCGCGCGAGAAGACGATTCATCCGTGTCAAGTCCCGCGTCGTCTGTTCGAGTTTCTGCTTCGCGCGTCGACACGGGAGGGCGATTTGGTGTTGGTGTTGTTTGGGGGCGCGGGTTCCGAAGTGGCGGTCTGTCACGAGATGGGGCGACGCTGGCTCACGGCAGAGATTGACCCGGTGTATGCGGACCTGATTCGGAAGCGCATCGCGTTCGGACGAATCCCCGACGAGTATCGATGGCGACCCCGCGCGTCGCGGTTGGGTATACTCGCGCGTGAGGGAGGGCAGAACGATGAGAGTGCCACAGTTTGACGAGCGTGTTGAGCAGCGATGGATCGCGATGGTTCCGTCGGACCCGTCGGACGAGACGAGTCCGCCGTGCGTGGTCTGGGACACAGACTGGGCGTGGGTTCAGCAGAATCAGCCCGAACTCGCGCAGGCGTTGGAGCCGTATGTTGAGGCGACGCGGGTCGAGTTCACGGTGCGCCCGATGCGGTTGGTGGAACGGTTGACGGCGGAGACGAACGCGACGGTCATCCAAGCCGACGGGACGCTGATTATCGATCAAGCGCGGTATGTGCTGTGGGTCATGCAACAGGTGACGGGGTTGCCCGAATCGGTGTTGCAGGCGTTGCCCGACGCGATTGGGCGTGCGATATGGGACTTAATCCAAGAACGGTCGCGTGTCGTAAATTTTCCGTGGTCGAGGACGCCCTTCTCCGCGCCGCCCGTATCCGTGACGCTCGACGAAACACCGAATCGCAGACCGTCTACAGTCTCGAAGCCGAGACGGGCAACCCCAACCCGCTCTTGACGATGGTGCTGTTGTGGCGGATGGGGTATCTACAGCTCGATTTGGGGCAGTTGCCCGTGTCGTTGGCGGAAGCACTGCTCCGTGTACGCTTAGAATTGGGGGAGTAAACACGATGGCGAAACGAACAGAAACGGAACTGGACGCGGATGTCGCCGAGCGCGTGTTGCAGGTGACGGACACCGAACTCGCGTTTTTGCGTCTCATCCAGCGGTTGTATCACGGCAACATCGCACGGTTAGTGATTGACCGTGAGACGGGCGACATCGCTATCGATGCGCGTTATATCCCGCAAGACCATGCGGCGATCGTCCAGAAGTTCGACTTGTCGGACGAACGGCACGCGGTGCGCGTGTGGCTCGCGGCGAGTGCGCGCCTAGCGTCGTGGAGCCCGCCGTCGGGTCAAGCGTTGCACGATGCGCGTGCGGCGGGCGCGGGCGTGCGCTCGTGCGCGTTTCTCGCGGTGCTACGCGACATCGCATCGCGTTGGGGGCAGGCGTTTGTCACGAGTGTCGTCGTGCGCAACGGGGAACCGCACTACTTCGAGTTCCGCCCGTCGCTCAGCCCACTGACACAGGGCGTGATGTATCGCGTCGGTGTGCAGGACCCGGAGTGGCTCATCCCGCAAGTCGGCGCGGAGATAGTCGAGCGTGGAAAAGGTAGTTAACCCCATACGGGTCGTTCTGGACTATCTGGCACTTCGGCGGTCGGTCTACGCCGCGCAGGGATGCGGGGATGTGCGATTCTATCCCCATCCGGTCGGCAACATCCCGTCGGAACGGATGCCCGTGCTGATGGCTTCGCCCATCAATCTCGCCACGCAACCGTTCGGGATGCCCGACATCTTCGTCGAGACCTATCGCTTCGAACTCTACGGGTTCGTGATTGACCCGGACCCCGAACGCGCGAACGAACTCCGTTGGATATTCGGCGCGACGACGCTCCGACTACTTGCCGAACTCCCGCACTATCTAAACGCGGAAGGGCATACCTTCTACACGCAAGAACATTGGATGCCCAGCGTCGAATTCACGCAGACGATGATTGGCAACTCGCCCGTCGATGCGTGGGTCGCCCCGTTGGTGCTTCAGAAGATTGTGCAATACACCCCGCTGGCAATTAACGAACAGCCCATTGTGCGCCACGAGCCGTACTGAGTCAACTACTGACGGCTAAAGCCGACAGTTTGCTGAGAACGGGTTGACCGCTGCGACACGCTCACGGGCACGGGCAGTATAATTAGCGTGGAG